TCCTTTACGGAGCCGCTGGAGAACGTCGCGCATATGCTCAGTGTCAAAGACTAGCAACGGCTGGACGACATCCGTTCGCATTGAAGTTGAGGTTGTGATTCCAAATGGATGGATTGAGCCGGTCTTGGAAGTAAACCGCGCACCAGTCTCTCGACCTTTCATCGGCAACCAACCGATTAGCATCGGCTTCCGAAGACCTCCCTCCGGTGGGTAGCGCAAGCCGCAGGGATAGGTTATCGGAGAGTTGCTGAGTTGGGAAAACTCCGCGCAAGCATCGTACACCGCTTGCGTGTTGTAGCCGGAGTCAATCCCAACATCCATGTCATGCACTTTGTAATGTAGCTGGATGCGTCGGAGAGCGGCAAAGTCGTCAGCGTGACCAGCCGCAACCAGTCTTGAGTTGCCGCCAGACCATTCTCGACAGACCCACCAGAGAAACGGAGCAGCGGCTTGTACGTCTGCGGTCAAGTAGCGTCTAGCTTCCGGCATCTCTGCATCTGAGACGACCTCCACTCGCTCCTGTTGGGTCTCTTGGTTTTCCCACGGTTCCGCGAGCATACCGTTGATAAATCCCTGCAATCCCATCATCGAGCTTTTGGCTTCCAAGAATGCGACCGCGAGATTTCCCCAAGTGCATTTGCGATCCGGTGAGTAGAGAGACGATAGATGGTAAGAGCGGACACTCGGAAGGCTCGCTTTGTTCTCTGGAACCCACTTCCCATGACGCAGCGCGGCAACCTTCTGAGAGTCCGTAATCTTCCCCTGACAAAGTTGGCAAACATAATGAGCAGTGGTCCGTATCTGCTGCCAATCTGGTCGTCCTTCCTCGGTCTTAGCGTTGTCCCAAGTGACTTGTCGCCACTCTAGTTTGATCGGCTCTTTGCAGTGCGGACATGGAATGTAATACCGTCGCTGGTCTCCGCGAAGGTAACGCTGCCAGATTCGACCTTCGGAGGTCGTCGGAGTGCTGGTGAAGAACGCTTTGGAGCTTGAGAACGCTTTGAGTCGCTGCTCGGCAAGATCCAGAGCGTCGGCTTCCTTCGCAGTGGCTTCCGCGAACTTGTCCACTTCATCCCCAACCAGAATGCGGACGGGTCGAGACGCTAGATTCGCTGGTGAGTTGGAACCGACAAAGGTCAACGTGCATCGGTCAAACTGCTGCTCCAGATTGGTGATCTGGTCTTTGTCAGTTGGGAACCGCGCAACCATTGCTGGCGAGTCTTCCAGCATTGGCAACCAGCGACTCTTGGAGAAACTGCGAGCTAGATTCTCGGAAGGCATCAACCACAGCGCGGGACTTGGCTCAACGTCAATGGACCAAGCGAGACCGGCCATCAATGTCGTTGTCTTGCTGGTTTGTGAACCCCAACAGAGCGTCACTTCCGAGACCGCTGGATCTTTCCAACACTCAAGCGGCTCTCTGCAATATGGTCTGACTGCTGTGGAGAATGGTCCGGGGTGTTCAGTCTGACGCTGACTTAGCGATAGGTTGGCTTCAGCCCACTCAACCACAGACTGCCGTGGAGTTGGTCGCCAGAGTTGCCGTCGGAACTCCAAGATCTCGCGCTCAAGATCAGTCATCAGAAAAGCTCCTCAATAATCTGACCGCTCTTGATTTGGTAGCGAGCGGCTCTAGTCATATCAATCAACGCTACTCTCTCGGTGCGCCCGTTAACCGTTTTGTCGGTGGCTTGATGGTTAGTAGCCCATGTTGCGTTGCGGTTGAAGATTTCAACCATCAGCACCAAGTCGTCGTCGTGAAGGTGCAGGATTCCAAAGAACGGAAGCTTGGTATGCTTGGAAACCTCAAGCGCGGCTTGAAGCTTTGACCATGAAATCATCCAGCGGTTGCCGTAAGTGGTCTGGAGCTTAGTGAGACCGTAATTCCGAGTTTTGACCTCATAGCTTCCGACAATTACTCCTTTGGCTGGATCATGGATGAAACCATCAATGCGGGATGGCTCATCGTTAGAGATTCCCAAGAACTCAAAGCCGGTTTGACGCTCAATGGCTTTGAGCGCGATCCGGTTCTGTCGGAGTGCTTCAAGACCGGCTGGAGTCTGGCAGTTTAAGATTTCCACGGGTCAGTTTGATGCAGAGTCTTGAGACATACTTCTTGGACCCAACGGTCCAACTCGCGCTCAGCGTGTTCTGGGTCGTGCGGTGCAATGCGTCCAGCCAGTTGCTTCGGCATTGATTTGAGAAGACTGGCGACCGCCCCATCATGGTCTTGCATCACTTTCTTGACCCAAGAGCCAGAGACTAGAGTGCGCTCCTTTTCGGATAATGAAATGACATCCTCCCGTGCGCTAATAAGGTTTTTTGCAGCAGTAGCGTGAACCGTAACCATTCTACCAGCATCGAGAGATCGAGCAGCAAGAGCTTCGGACGCTAGATTGTAAGCGGCTCGTTCAATCTGCTTCTGCCGCTCGTAGGCTCCCTGCGGTGAATCTTCAGTTGCCAAAGCTGCATTGATGGCAATCGCTGCTTCCGGTGGTCTGTAGGGTCCGCTGGACGCTTCTGGTGCGCTTTGCTGCTGTTGCATTGCAGCCAGCCGTTGAGCGTCACTTGGTCTCCCTCCAATACCTTTGCGTGAACCTCTCCAAGCGTCGGCTTCTTCTGGTGAGGTCAACGGCATTCCATTAGCCACAAGCTGTGAGACTCGACCTTTGCTCAAACCGCTGTGCTTGCAGTATTCAGTCTGAGTCATTGCAGCATGATCGGCAGTTCATCTGGCTTCATCTTCAAGAGTTCTTGAAGACCGCGCTTGACGGTGTTGTACGTCGGTTGCTTCGGGTCTGGCTGGTAAAAAGTTGCAACTTGATCGACGGTGAAAGATCCGCTTTTTATGCGGCTTAAATGCCATTTAAGCGTCGAGTGTCCGATATTGAGAAGTAGGTAGTCGGTAGCTAGTGACATATGTTTGTATTACAATAGCGAGTTCGCTCGCGCTAGATCATCGGCCCCGCGCGATCACCTGCGTATTTAACATAAGCGGGAGCCTCCTAACGCTATTGCATTAGGTAGCTGAAACGCTATTGATATAGCGTTACCGTTAAATGCTGAGCAAATACGCGAAAACATGGTCATTTGCTTTTGCTTTTGCTCTTAGGGATGAGCTTGTTCACAGTTTCTTTGGATGGTATTGATACTGTAGTAACTCGCTCATTAAGCTTACGTTGTAATACAATCTCCTCACCGCGATTGAGAATGTGGACAACGCGAGCAATACCACAGCCCATTAGCTTTCCAATCTCACGATAGGTCAATCCTTCCTGCCGCTTGCGATAGGCTCTTTCGCAATCATAGAGACCAATCCAGCGCGATACGTCATCGTCATCGTCGAGTCCTTCGATCTTGTCAGGATACTTGATCCAACCTCTAGCGACAGCATCAAGCACAAGCTTTGGTGCTTCACGCAACAGCGTTAGCTTAGCTTGTGACTCAAGCAGGTCGTCATCTTCAATCTCTCCCTCTTGCACTTTGCGACACAGATACTTCTGAGTTCCTCCCATATTACTTAGCGGCTTTCTCTTCTAATGCTTCCATCTGGTTGTGTAGATCAACAATGGTGTTGTTGGCTTTGGCTAATTCAATTTCAAGCTTACGAGCTAACGTCATTATGTTTGCCAAAGTAATAGGGTCGTAATGCTTTCGCAGACGCTCAAATTCTGCATTGCAAAGCGGAGTAAGTGACTCTGTGTACTGGACAAATTCTTGTGGTGTCATGGCTCAAAATGGTTGTTGGTTGGTCAGAACGGAATGTCATCTTCAGGTCCAAGCGGATCGTTAGCTGACACCTTCTTCTGTTGTGGTTGTGGTCGTTGGTCTAAGTCACTGTAGTTGCCAAGAATAGCTCCCTTCTTGCCTTCTTGTCTGGCTTGCTTAGATACAGACTGAACTATCATACCGTCATTGCCGTATTGATCGCGGCCAGCTTTGTTAGCTATCAATGCAATATCCAAATACGTTCCAGACTTACCTTTGAACAGGAATGTCTTATCAATCTTCGTAACGTCAATCTTGCCGGTTAACATGGTGTTTGTGGTGTTTGATTGCTGCCGAGGGTTAGTCTCTCAGGTTGTTTAGGGTCTTGCAACTCTTGTTTAGAGTTTCTTTTAACTATCGAAGTCTGCATCAGAGAATCGGCAGAACTCTCCGTTGTAGTGAAGTTTTACGATACCACACTCACCGTCGCGTTGTTTGGCAATGACAATGATTGCCTCTCCCTTTGGTTGGTTGCGGTCTCGGTTAAGAAGCAGCACCAAGTCAGCATCTCGCTCAATCTGACCGGAGTCTGCTAGATCGGTGAGTCTTGGAGCGCGACCTTTATCCTTCTCATTCTCGCGGTTCAATTGCGCCAACGCGACGATTGCGGTCTTGGTATCGACTGCAACAGACTTCAATTTACCAGAGACTTCAGCGATCTCATAAGTCTTCTTCTCGGCTGCTTTTGAGCCATGGATCTTCTGTAAGTAGTCGATGATTACCAGCTTGATTCCCCATTTTCGGACGGATCTTCGGATAAGAGCAGTAATCGACGCGATATTAGAGACCGAAGAGCCGGAAGCGAAGTGGAGCGGACTGGCAGCAATCTTCGAGTTGGCAACGCTCATAGAGCGGAATCCAGCTTCGGTCATCTCTCCGGTCTTGATGTCCTGCATTGGAACTGAGCCAAGAGACGACACCATTCGACGCACAATGGATTCGTCGGACATCTCCAATGATATGAAGAGCGTTGGAACCTTTGCGCGGACGGTTGCGGCTTCGGCTATGGCAATCGCCATCGCAGTTTTACCAATGGAAGGTCTGGCGGCTAGAATCGCCAGTTCTCCAAGCTGAAAACCATCGGTCATTTTGTCCAAATAATGAAAGCCGGAAGTCACTCCGCTAAGTTGCCCCTTCCGGTTAAAACGCTCTTGGGTCGAGTCGATAAAACGGTTGACGACTGACTTTGAGGTTTGGATCGCGTCCTTAGAGACCTCAACGCTGAGTCCTGCTTCGGCATTAGAGACGATTTGATCAACGGATAGGGTCACCACAGCGGACTCCCTTATCAGACGGTCTCCAGCGAAACGCAGTTTTCTGCGGTGATGGCATTCTAAGACGCTCTTAGCGAACATCGAATAACCGGCTGGTGATGGGCAGAGTTCGTCGCAGCGATTCCAAGTCTCGAAAGGTACGCTTTCGGCTGGTCGAGTCTTTTTCCATTCCTTCATCAACTCGGCCATGGTGACCGGCTTGGATTGGTGGACGATGGACTTCAGAACCTCATAGGTCGCGTTAAGTTGATCGTGTTGGATCGCTTCACTCGGAACATCAGCGAAAGCTTCAAAGCAAACGTCTGAGCCACCAGAGATGCACGATCCAATCAGACCAAACTCATCTTCTTCGGAATAGAATGGGTCGCTCATGAGATGTAGTCCGCAAGATTCGTTGAAAGAACAGTCTTCGCATGAACCTGCATTGGCAGCGATTGCTGCTGGCTTTGCTTCGGTCTAAAGATTCCAGCCCAATTTGAAGCGATTGCATGATCAACGATGCTCGGAAACTCGGCGGCTGAAAACTCGTTTGACCACTGAGTCAAAGCTTTTGAGAGTCCGGTCTTTTTGTACGCTTGTCTCCTCTCGGATTTGTGTTGAAGCCAGAGCTTCACAGCTTGGAGGCAGTTCTCGGTTCTGAAGCTTTCAGGAAGTTCAACTCCGAAGCCAACATCCCACGGCGACTTTGGAGCCGCTGTATCTTTCTTTATAGGAGTAGGAGTAGGAGATGGAGAGTTGACTTCCGGTTGCAACCGAATTTCAACCACGGTTGAACCGCTGTTGGATTCCGGTTGGGTATCCGGTTGAACCGCTGTTGACGCAAGCTTTCTCGATTCTGCGGATTTACGACCTTTTTCCGATTGTTTCTGCAAGAATCGGTCTCTCTCGCTTCTAACTGCTTCGAGTCTTTGATTCCTAAGCAACCCATCTTCGCACAACCGGAACTTATCCAGTACGTCAACCGAGACGCAACCGCCGGTCAACCGCTGTTGCTTTTCGGTTTCAACCGGAATTGAACCACGGTTCCATTGATGGCAGAGAAGTCGGATGAATTGACCAACCTCTTCTTGCGACATTTCCAGCGTACCAGCTAAGAAGTCATCAGCGTAGAACTGAAACGCTGGAGCTTTACGGGTTTTCTTGTCTTCGTTCATGCTACAAACAGAAACCCCATCCAGTCTGTGGTAGGAACTCCCGCACAAGCAACGGGACGTACACAGAAAGGATGGGGATAAATTGGTTGAACATGGCTTGTGTTATGGTTTGCCAACGCTCGCTTCCTACGGCTCGCGCTGACCACTGACTTCTAGCTCGGCATTGGACTTTCGTCCAGCGTGAACTTATCGAAAAATTCGGCTCTGGTTCGGACGTAAAACTGACCTTCCTTTTGGTAGATCACGCAGAGCCGCTTGGTCTCACCAATGCGGAGTTGCGCTTCGGAGATCAACTCAACGACCAGTTCAGGGTTTGTTTTTGAGCGAAATTGCATCTGTTGGGTAATAGTGAAGCGTTGGATAATTACCGCGAGTCTTGGTGTCGATGCGGAACTTCTTGGACCGCATCAAACCAAGCTTAACGGATCTACCGAGAACTTGACCGGCAGCGTTTGGAGTGACACCCCATTCATCTGACCATTGAGCAGCCGTCTTCCAGCCTTCTGGAACCTCTTCGGGTTGTTTCTGAATGGCAGACCGGAGTTGCTTCAAAAGCTCGGCAGAGTCCATTTCTTTTCGTTTTGCGGCCATTGGTGAAGGTAGAGTTGCGCTGAGTTGTCGGTGTATTCGCCAAAAACTATCCCATGAGACCAAGCTAGGGTTGATCGTCGTTTGGTTGCGTAATCCATCGCAGGAATGTCTGCAAGCGTTCCGACACAAAAGCCAATCGGATTTGATTGAGTTCGACCAGTCGCTTGACCGGCTCGGTGAGCGTGAGCCACAACGCAGTTGCCAAATGTTTCAGCGGAATCACGCAAGAAGTTCTCACTGTAGAGTATCCCGTGTCCCCATTTAAATCCGCCCAACCGATAGAAGGAGCGATCAAGTCCGTCATTGTATTTGATAAATGTATGACAGTGTTTCTCAATTGGTTTTAGCATTCGTTCCCATACAGCTTCGGCGAATCCTCTTACAACAGCGTTATGGTGATTAAGATATTTCTTAGCGCGTTCATCGTGATTTCCCATTGTGAACACAGTAGGACGTAACTCATTAAGGAACTTTGCTCCTTCTTGAATATCGTCCAGATAATCATCGGCTTGATCCGAGTCGTTTTGGTCTCGGAGTGAACCAGACCGCAATGCGGCAAGATCGTAAGCGTCCCCGAGATGGATTACTTCGTCGGGTTTGAACTTCTCTCGGAACAGCAGCACCGCAGCGAGTGCATCTTGATTGGCTCGGTTTCCATGACTGCAACCAATCGCCATGACTCGACGTTGGCTCTTTGTGATGTTCACAATTGGCAATAATCATAGAATGACGGCTTAATCAAGACACACTCGCGTTGATAATCGTGAGATATGGTTACTTTACTCGCAATTTACCATGTCGAACGCTCCAAACCCAATACTCGGACACGTTGTAACGCTTAGAGAGTTCTTTGAGCGTGTAAGTGTCTGACGCTTTACGCACCGCATCGACGACCGATTTGTCAATGTGTCTACCAGTTGGACGGCCAAGCTTCGGCTTCAGCTTTCGCTTAGGTCTATCTACCGTCTGGTGAATACCAAGCAGCTTTGAGATGGACTCTTTAGTAAGACCGAGTTTTTGCAGTATGCTCATTTTGGAATAATTCTGGATGAAATGTAATAACGTGAAAATCAATAACGTGTCTTAGATATGCTCCCAAGATTTGAAACCGAGTTTTGACGCTTCCTGTTGTAGTGCTGTGAGTGTTTTGTAATCCATCTCGAAAGATGTATTCACTTTGTCTCTGTTACTATCCAGTCGAAGTTGTTCTGCCATGATTCATTAAGTTCGTTGTAAGTGTTATTTTTGATCTTCCATGTAGAAGGATCTCGTTTTGATTTAGTGTGGCGACAGACTAGTGATATTGTGAGTTGTGATATTTTAGTGTTACGGAGTTGGTGTTCTTGTGGTAGCTCGCGGAGTTTGGTAATCACGGCTTGTCCTCCTTTGCTCGCGTCCATTCTCCGTTCGCATCTGCAATCCGAATCTTTCCAGATTTTGTGACTCGGATTTGTAGCGAGTTTCTTCCCTGATGCTTTGGTGTTTCCAGAAGCAGCCATACCCAGCCCTTCTCTTTGTCGGAGAATCCGCGAATGACTTTTACGGCACCCCAATCGAATCCGTACTGCGTATCTGCGAAGTGGATTTGAGAAGTCACGGCTT